TATCTGCCATTTTCTATTGCCTTAATTAAATCGTTATTACCGCTAGCGGCTATGTTTAAACTTAAATGAATACACGCAATCCCGTCAATAATTAGTTGACTAGGCTTGTCATTCATAAGTGATTCCAAATATTCTATTTTATCTATCATGGTTAATTGTAAACTCTAATTTCTATTGAGGTGTTAAGTAACGCGCTATCTATTGCAGCACCTGTTGATGTAGTTATTGTATTAATAGCAATACTATCAATATTTTTTCTAACAATAAGTATTGTTTGAAGCGGCTCTATTTGGTTACTTAATGTAATTACTTTGCCACTAGTAAATGCATCCGTTAAAGTACCTCTATAATCACCCGCTGCAAACCTTGTCCAAACTATATCACCTATTGTATTTTCTAAAATAGTAACCGTTGGCGCAGCCGTTCCACTTTGACTAATCAAAGCAACATAACTTTTATAGTTTAATAATAAGCCAGTGCTATTTTCATCGGCTGTTATATTACTACCAAATACAATTAAGTTTTCGCAACTTGATGGAATTACAATGTTATTACCGACTGCCAAACAATTAGTCCCTCTATTTTGGATGTTAGTACCTACGTTTAACGAACTATTTAATCTATAACTTTGTACGTTTTCGCCAGCATTAACCGCTGTATTATTATTTATATTTATTGATTCAGGAGTGAAGACATCGGTATCTAATAACTTTACTAACTCAACTTTTGTTGATGTTAATTCTAATGGATTGTAATTTTCAATTTTATTTACAATGTAATAAGCCCCATCAATAAACAGTCTATTTCTAAAATCAAATAAATAAATATCTTTTTCATTCAACCATAAATACTTAGTGACAAATTTTGCATCCTTATCAATTAAGTTTTTTAAATAGTTCCTGTGGTATCTATTATATAAATTGTTAGTTGTAAAATAGGCTTGAACGTAATTATAGTAAACTTCCTTTGGTGGTCCGAACATTAAAGATACAGTCGGGTTAAATGGATCGTCTTCCATGCCTGCATATAAATACTCATTTGTTGCTAAATCAGTTTGCCCTTGCTGTTTGTAAGTATAAGCGTTAGGGCTTGTTTTAACAGCACAATAAAGTATTCTAATGTTAGCGGCTATTGTCTTTTTATTCGTGCCGTCTAATTGATATATGCGAGGGTGAGCGATACCCATTCCATAGTTACCTACATTTGGAGTTGCTGAAAATATTAACTCATTCTTTTTATCACTTTTAATAAAGTCATTTACTACGTCAATTTGTTCGGTGCCATAAGTTTCATTATGTGTCTTTTGGTATAAGTCGTTAAAATAATCTGCATCACTTTTATAAGCAAAGATATAACGCTTACCTTCTAATAAATTTGGATTTATACTTTGCTCTTTTGCCAGGTCGGTTTTATTTTCATAATCAACAATATCGGCATCGTAAAATTCGTCAAAGGTTTCAATAATTAAATTATTCTCATTGTCTTTGTCTACATCAACATATAAGTTAAATGCCTGAACTATTGATTTAAAAAAGTCCTTTTGTTTTATTTTAGTTGGTAGTGAATTGTTAACCTCTAATGAATCTCCTTCTTCTATTGTAGTTTGACTATTTAAAATGTATGATGTGCTTCCACCAACACCACTAACTGATTGTAATGATACAGTACCGTATGCAGGGTCTAACTCATTGCCAGCTGCATCAAAAAAAGTATATTCAGGAATGGGAAAAGAATTTCCGTAAATATCAGGGTCTGTGTAATAACTATTAAAATGCCTAAATTCAAATACTTGCCTTGCTAAATTACCAGCAGTAATTGGAATGTCACCGCTTGCAATATCAAATGTGTCAAAATAATCAGTACCAACATTAAGTGTGGCAACTTCCATTCCATTAGCTACATAAGGATAAGGTGAGGTTGATTGTGCCCAATTTTGCCCGAATAAAATACTTTGTGAACTTGTATTATTTAAGGCATACCAAATGCCACCGCCACCTGATATTTGAATATAATTTGTTACTCTAAATAAACCATTAACCACTACTGTTGTTGCTACAACTAGTGGAAAACCAGGGTCAAAATAAGTAAACTTTAATTTTAATTTTTGATGATAAACAATATTATAATTTTTACTAAACGCAAAAGTTATAATTCCATTTAAGTTTTGGTTTCCTGTATCAAAAAATGGCAAAGGAGTTTCTTTATTAAAAGCTGTAAAATTATAATTAGCTCCAATGGCATTGGTAAAAGGTGGCGTTACATGACTTGGTATTATTGTTAAATTAAGATTTGAATTTAAACCTACATATAATTGTGACGCTTGTAGTTGAGCCAAAGAAGCATTCATAGTTGTTACGTTGGAATAACAATACAACTTTTTAAACTCAGCACTATTTAAGAATGTACTTGTAAAAGTCCGACCTGTTGCCGATATTATCTTTGTAATATATTCATAGATACTAAAGCAAGGTAAAAAATCTTTTACATTCCAAACAACATCACTACCTCCATTAGTACCCCTATCTATTAACGGATATACATAGCCTGTGCCTGTGCCTAAATAAGTTGTTCGTGAAGCTATTTGTAAAGCCCTTGTATAATTATGGTTGTATGCGCTGAAGTTTAAATCGTCCGAAGTGTTTGCATTCCCTGTTATGTATTTCTCGCCAATATCAACAAACAAAGAACCACCCGCACCAATTATTGAACATTCGTAAACTATTGAATTATCAGGGTTTATATTTATTTTAATCAGTTGTAAGTCACCGCTGAAATTTTCAATCTCATTTACAATATACCTAACTGGTGTCTTTAAATTCTTATTAAAGTATTGCGTTGCTACATTTACGCTAAAGATATTCTCAAATAGTTTATTGATTTCATTCGTACCATTTAGATTAATGGTTTTACTAAAAGATGCTTTGCGTTGATCGGGGTTTCTAACATCTGCTAAATTGTAATTTAAGCTAACTGGAATATTAACTGCAATAGGATATTTATCGAATGGATCTAATCCGTTCCTACCTTTTAATTCTAATCTCGTAACTACTGCCATAATTATATACCTCTTTGTCTAGTTTCCATTGTATCGAATGAGCAAGTCACACTATAATTAAATAACGATTCATTATCTAGTTTATATTCCTCATAACTATTTGTTGTTATTGTAACTGGTCTATATTCAGTTCCGTCCCACAAATAAACAATAGGGCTGCTAAATAAATCATTTAATTGAGTGCTTTGTGTTTCAGTTATCCAATCAGTATTTAAAGTAATTGATGAATCAATCATAGTGCTAATATTGTGCACCTCTCTATCGTAACTATTAGATGTATAATTAAAACTAGCGTTTAAATAATCTTTTTGCAAAGTAACTGCATTAACTTTTTTATTAAAATTTGTTTTACTTAATTTCTCGAAGTGAAAGAATAAGATGTTACCATCTCTATCTAAATAATATAAAACATAATCTTTGTATTTTGTGCAAAGTTCCTTTAAAGTAATTGAGTAACGTACTATGTTGCCCGCTGCGCTATTAAATGAAGTTCTAATAACATCGCCAAGTTGAGGTGTAGCAGTTGTAAACATTGTACTATTCAAACGCATTACGTATAAACTTAAAGTACCAGCACTTGGTAAAGCTGCAATATTAACGTTATCAATAGTTGATGCACCACGCCTTAAATCAACGCTTATATTAGTTATTGGCGTTGTTAAATTTTGTATAAAATGTAAATAGAAATCCTGTGCTAACATTAATCTGTTATCGGGTGTTATTGTTGTTATGTCTTTTGATAGGAAGTATTTGCCCGAAGTTCCATTAAATACGTAATCTGCAAAGTCATAAACCGCAAATGCTTTATCATTTAAACAACCGTCAAAGGCTGAATATCTTATTCTCTCTTGTTGCGCTGTATGAATAGTTCCTGAATAATATTCTTTAATGTAAATATCAACGCTAACTAATTTATTAGTCGCTACTTGTATCGGGGTTGCTAAACTTAATGTCGGGTTAAAAAAATGTTGTATGTAATTCTTTACCCATTGTTCTGCATTAAAAACCAAATATCCATCTGGTCTTTGTAATATATTTTCAGTATAAATTTGACCGCTGCCATTAACCTCAACAGTTACAATATATTTAAAATCGGCAATAGCTATTTGATTAGATATTGCAGTTATATACTGCTTATTGTAAGCAGGCATTATATCTTGTGGGACTTGTTTAAGTGTTAGTGCCATTATTGTATATTTATTATAAAATCTGTTTTTATTATTTCAGCTATTTTAGATTTCAATTCCTCTAATCTACCATCTTGAACTACTTGCTCAAAGAAATGTGTAGGCTCTAATTTTTTACTTTTTAATTTTCTTGAAATTAAGAATGCCGCCGCCCTCTTTGCATTTTCAAATGGCATCTTTTTTAATGTATTTAATTTTCTTTTGCTTTTTGATTTGCTTTGTTTTTCTTTACGAGCTGCCAAATCACTTATTCTTAATTTTTCAGCAAAGCCCCTTGTTGCACTCCATTCAGCTATTTTCTTTTGCCCCTCTTTACTTACGCTAGCAGCCTTACGACCTTTATCAACTACCTCCCAATAATCATTCATAGTTAAAGTAAAGATTAAACTACCACTTGAAAATTTAACTTTGTTTGCTAATACGCTAGCTTCTAATCTACTTGTTACCTTTCTGCCTTGATGCTTTGCAGCACGTTCATCTAACTTTTTACGCAAATTGCTTTTTAAGTCAACAGTTAAGTTAAGCCCAAACTCATTTAATAAATCAATTATTTCTTTATCTATTGCCATTTAATGCTATTTCAAACTTTCCTTTATCCTTTAAGTAGGCTAACTTATTGTAAAACCTTAAAACGTTCCATTCGTAAATATTATCTTCATTTAAGCCACTATCTTCGATGCAGAGGCTAACGCTGTATTCCCAACCCCACTGCTCAAAAAAGTCTGAAATTCGGAATCTGCCTGGACTTCCGTCATCATTTCTTGTATCACTTTGTCCGCTTGCTGCAAACAATCCTCTATAATCTCGCTGTAGTTTTTCAAACAATTTGAATAAAAAAAAACAGCCCCTAGTGTATTCTTTAACTTTGCTTTCTTAAAATACTCTACATTTCTAAAATGGTTGTCACTATTGTAAACCCAACCTTTTAAAGTTAGTTCGTGGTGGCATATTGCCATTAATTCGGGCAAACATTTAATATAATCGTTTCCGTTGTTTTTAAGAATGGTAGTAAAGTCTTTTTGCTGTGCAGTTGTATATTGATGGATTTCTTTAATGTATCTAAATTTATGAAAGCCAAAACGTACTGATTTCGCAATCGGAAATTGATTAATTGGATTGATTAAGAAAGCAGCACCCAAAAGCATATCGTAAACCTTAGTAGGTGATAGGCTTTCTATGTAGTCAATTGATTTGCCAGTTAAAATTGATAGTCTTTTGCAAGCCATATCCAATTTATCTAGTTTTTCGGTTTTAAGCAACTCCAATTGTTGGAACTGCTCAACTGTTAAATCTTCGTATCTTTTAGGAATAGTCATTATAATAATATAGTATTTTATTTGTTTTTTACGTTTATTGAATAAAGAAAGTGCTTTTTTTAAGTCGGTTTAAAGCTACATATCTAACCGAGTCCCAAAAGTGATTATTCCTATCTTCGGGTACATTTATATTTTTGCCTGTGCTATCGGTTGCCCATCTATAATTATAAGCCTCTTTAATTGCATTTGTTGACCTTGCTGTTATAAATATCTTTTGTTGCTGTAAAGTATCTATTGAATTACGGATTGAATCTGGTCCTTTCTTTGCTCCCTCTATTCTAAAACCTGCCCTACGTAAATCCTCAATACTTTTAGGCTCAGCACTATCTGCTACAATCATTTGATTTCTTTGCACCCCCAATTCAGTTAGTTTCTTTATAATATCACTATTGGTTAGCCCTGTTTCGTAAATCAGTTCGTTTAAATATAAATTGCCGTCATATCTATAAACCGCTGTTAAAGTAGTTGGATCGGATGTAAAACCCCAGTCTATACCATAGGCAATAAACTCAGCATCATTTGGAACGCTATCACATTTAGCCCAATTGTTAAATACTACCCCTTGTAAATTACCGATATTACCTAAGCCGTAAACATTCCATAGATTAGCCCAATATTCATTTTTAATCGTGCCATTCTCATTAAATCCATTTGTTTGGTACATCAATATTTCATTCTTTTCATTTTCAGAAAGTAACTCATTATCTTTAAAAGTTAATTGCAAAAAGTCGCAATCGGCTCTTTTAATAACATCGGTGTCAATATAAAATTCACTATCTGGATTGTAATCGGCATAGACTTGACCGGCACGTGACGCTACTTGTCGGTAACTTTCAAAGTCTATTTTATTGACTTCGTTAAAATATGCGACATCTGAACGTAAACCTTTACCGACATCGGACTTGTCTAATCCTATAAATTTAATAAACGAACCATTTGGGAATCGGTATAAAGTACCTGCTAAAAATCTATTTTCATCATAGATACCAATTAACCGCATAAGTTTAACAAAGTCTTTAATGACTGTTAATCTCATTTTAGTTAACTCAGCACTAAGTATTAATATTTCTTTATTAGATTGACTACTTGCATGATTGATTAACAATATCAATATACTTATTGTTTTGCCTGCACCTTGACCGCCACGAATAACCCTAATCCGTTTCTTTAAAGCTGCTATCTTCAATAAGGAGGTTGTCCTTTGAATCATCTAATGGATCTAAGTTTAATATCTTAATTGGTACATTTAAAGTTGAATCCATCTTATCAGTCCAACCTAATTTGTTCTTTGCGTAGAATATTCCTTTGCCTTCATTTGCAACTATATCCGCTGCTAAACTTTGAAATAAGTCATCTATCTTTTTTATAGTGTCGGATTTAGCTTTATTATCGCTTTTAAGCCATTCATAATATGTGTCCCTACTAATTGTGTCACCTACATTACGAGGCATCCATATATTCAAAAAGAATGCTATTGTAGGTATATGCCTTTCTCTTTGCTCAACTATCTTACCCGAACCAGTTGCAACCTCTTTAACATGATTTAAACAAACATCAATATATTGATTTGCATAGTTAGGTAATTCGTTTATAAATTCAATCGACTTATTATTTGACATTATTCCAAAAATTTATATGTTCGTATTCGTCTTGCATCAATTCATTATATAAATAAAAGTTCGTTTCAATATCACCGAATTAAAGTAATTAATCCTGAAGGGTTGGTGCTGCAATCCCCTTGTTGACATGTGTGCCATCGTAAGTAATAGATATAATTAAAATGTTATTAGTATAAAGTATTTCTTTATCCAAAGGTTTATACTTTTTAACATTCAATCGTAAGTTCCTTTCGCATTCCTTACCAACCCTTAATCTTTCCTTTGGGTTTGGCTCTTCTGCATAGTCAAATGTATATTTCGCTTTGAATGGCATTACTTCTTTGTATTTTTAGGTTTAACTTCCTCACTTTGATTAATATACGCTAGTATAATTTTAAAAGTATCTTTGTAGATATTTTGGCAGGTTGCACATTCCGATAATACTTCAGCCGTTGCATCGATTGAGTTATACGCTTCGAGTACCTCTTTTACAATATCATTCGACTTGTTAGGGCTAATTAAATCCATTGCTACTGCATAAATAAAATCTTTGTGTTTAATTAAAGTTTGATTCATTTTATTTTATTTTTTATTTCTGATTTAAATTTATTATTCTCGTAAATTAGTTTCCTTTGGTTTATTCCAAGTTCACTAGCTATTTCCCTTGTTGATGTAACCACCGACTTAAATAGTATTTCTGCTTTATTCGGTTGCTCTTTTGCAAATTTAACTGTCCGCTCAAACTTCATATCTATGTCAAAATTATAACTTTCCTCTGACATATCAAAATTTACTTCATAATCATTGTGCCGTTCAACTAAAGGATTTTTTGTATTAATTAGTTTGTTTGCCCGATGCCTATCGGAGTTCATGCCTTTTAAAACATTTGAGCAGTAAGCAATAAACTGACCGTTGTTTACTTTGTCAATTAAGAATATTTCAGGTTTCTCACAAAGGTACAATAAAAACTCTTGAAATAGATCATGTTGAATATCCCGATGGTTGCATAGCTTTGCAGTCAAACCAATAAGCATTCGGCTTGTTGCTGCTATGACTATCAGTTGCTCTTTATTGATTAGCAAATGTATTAAATTTCTCTAAGAACTCATCAAAATTGTGACAAATAAAATAAATGCCGCCGGCACGTTCAATGGCTTGTTGATATTCCTTTTGCGCTTCGCTTTGTTTATCCTTCATTTTAATTTCTATTTTAATTGATTTACCTTTATAAGTTGCGGATATATCAGCCGTTCCGTTAGTGCCTTGACCTTTAATATATTTGCCGCTACCTATCTTTTTTCGGTTTCCAAGTACATCGGTTACTATTCTTGATTCATCAATATAACGACCAGTGTTAGATATTCTTTCAGCTTGACCACCTATTAGGTTAATGTAATCAGTTACACACTTTGTTAATCCGTTGGCAGTTGTATCAATGTATTTCGTTCTAACAACGTAGTCAGTTGGCATCTTAGTACGAGAGCAAGCGTAAGCGTGTTGGAGGTCGGAAAGTTGTTTTAGGGATGGTTTCATTTGTTAAAATTAGTATTATTATTTGTAAATAGAAAATCTCATTTACAACCCATTTACATTTCATTTACATTTCATTTACAACTATAAATGCTCTGTATGTATTGATATTACTATATTATTAAAAAAAAAAATATAATATGTAAATGGAATTGGTCTATTTTCTTAAAACTTATAGGATTTTTTTTTAGTTATATTTTTTTATAGCAATTTACAAAAGTTCATTTACATTTACAAAATAGTTTAAATTATTGATTATCAATGTATTATTTGTAAATGAATTGCTTATTTTCATTTACAGCTTAAAATGGTTCAGTATCATCAAAAGTATTAAGTATTTGATTATCAGCATTTTCACTTTTTTGTTTTGTAAATGTAAACGGCTGCCCAGTTTTAGAATTTAAAGATATTTCATTAAATGGATAGTAACGCTTCATTTTTTGCTGTGAAATTTTCATTTCAGTTTTTAGCACCTTAAAAATATAGTTAATTGATATTTGATTATTTTTATCAAAAAACTTTTCTTTAACATCTTTAGAGCTTGCATCAAATTCTTCACACTCGTTATTATTAAAGAAATCATTAACAAGGTACTCAATCTCCTTTCTAATGGATGATTTACTTTCTTCCTTAATAATGTTAAGTGATGCAGTATTTATTTCATCTTCGGTAAAAACCATACGAGATTTACTAAAGTCAATTTCAGGCAATTGTTCTAAGTATTTTAAGAATTTAGGAATTTCATTAAATAAGTCATTTTCAATATTAGTATTTTTTTTGCCAGTAATAACTTTAATTTTTCGCACCCAAAAGCGTATTTCTTCTTCATCAATTCTCATAAAGTCATTTTCTTTATTAGTGCAAACAATAACCTTACCAAAGAATGGAACGCTATAATGCTGAACAAACTTTTGAGATACCGACATTGTTTTAGCAGTTGCAATTGATTTTAATTTTTCTACTGTATGTGCTTTATCAATTACGGTTTCATCAACCATTATAATATTCTTAGTAGCATAAGCATCATTAAAATTAGACATCAAATCACTTGGATTAATTAAAGTTGAATTTTCACCAAATAGCATTTGAATATAATTTAAAAAAGTTGTTTTACCAGTTTCACGTTCAGTTGAAACCAAAGCTAATACAGGCAAAATTTGACAAGGATTCTCATAAAGTATCTTCATGTACTTAAAACCTAAACTTATTTGTTCACCAAAGATATGATCCATTAAGCCAGTTGTAATTGGAATATCATTATAATGAACATTATCAGTAAATGGAACGTGAGGGAATTTAGAATAAAGATTATAACAGTTGTTCTTTGCTGGAATAAAAGTTTTATTATTTGGTAAAATAGTAAAATCATCAAACTTATAAATTTTAGATAAAATTGTTTTGGTATGATCTTCTTTAATTTCATCTTTTTTCCAACCTTTTAAAATTATATTAGTTCCTGAATACCTATCTTCTTTTTTAATTACTTTAAAATAATCAGTACCGACACGAATATAAGGTATTTCATTTTTCATTATATTAAATGAAACGTGACTCATAGCTTGAAAATAATCACCTTTAAATTTAATGGCAGTTAGTAACATAAATTTGGACAAATTTTGTCCAGTTGCTAAATCATAAGGATTAGATTTTTTAACCTCAACTAAATTATCTTTATTAAGAATAAAAGTAGGAGTTTTAGTAGTTGATTCACTTTGATAGGTAGCTTCATTATTTGAGAATGAAATACATTTTTTGTCACCTTCAAATATTTGCTCAAAAGTTCCAAAGAAATTGAAATAATCAACAGGATTTAATAATGGATTTGATTCGGGTTTTTTAAATTTATTCATGATGTTAAGTATGTAGGTTCGTTAATTCCGTTATTAATCATAGTTTTAGCAGTTGCTTTATAGATAGTAGCTTTTTGTGTTAGATATCCATTACATTCAATCATTCTATTAATCATATCAATAGCATAATGTTTATCAATATAGCCGGCACCAACATAGCCACCTAATAAATAAGATGCAGCCCTAAGTTGTGGATGTCCGTTGTCAATAATAACATTAATTTTCTTTAAAATAATAGTTTCAATACTTGAAGTTTTATCACTTACTACATATTGAATTACTGGAGGTTTCTCAATAGGTATAAATTTTTCGTTAAAAGTAAGGGCATCAAATCTAATTAAAATATCGGCATCATAAGAAATAAACATTGGTAAAATACAATTTTTTGGAGCAGTATCAAATCCATTATATTGTTTTAGTTTATTTTCAATAGCACCAAAGTAGTGTTTAAATTCAGTTACATCACTACAAATAGGTATTTTTACAATAGCACGAACACCATGCTTTGAAGCTGAAAGCCATGCTGAAATAACAAATTTATAAGTATTAAATAAATATATCTTAAATTCTTCAGCATAAATGATATTTGGCAAATGGTCAAAATCTAAAATAAGGCAGCCAGTAAAGTTTACGATATTAGAATATTTACGAGATCCATCAACTAAAACGCAAGGAGTGAATGAATAAAGTTTAGATTTTAATACTTGTTTAGTAGCCATATCTTTATTTTGTTCAGCAACTTGTATTTGTTCAAATATATGTTTTATATCATTTTTAGGCTTTTTAATAGCATTTAAAACATATTCCAAATTAACAGTACCCAAAGGAATGGAACGCTTAATGTCGGCTTCGTAGTAGTTAAATATTGTGTTTTTCATTTACTGTATGATTTAAACTTAATATAGTTTTGAGCTTCTCTCCAATTTAAAATAATATCTTTATATTCTTTTTTATCATATTCCCAAATAAATTGTTTACGCTCAATTTCTCCATAAATTAAACCGTCATAAATCATATAATCAGTTGAAAAATCATTTACACATTTCATATAGGCTGGATAAATTTCTGTATGAAAACCGTATTCATGTCCATTGTATTGTGACATTAAACCTAATTTTAATAAATTATTATCAAAATAAAAAGGATTTTCATCTAATATTAAAAGGTGGCATTTTTGCTCTGCATAAGAATTTAACAAATCAGTTTTAAATTTATCATCAATCATAGTAGATGGTTTTACCTCAACTATAATTTTATCAGTTCTATAATAATCAGTTTTAGTATAAATTATAAAGTCAGGAACTCTGTTATTTATTTGCATTGGTTCATATTGCCATTGCCAACCTGTAATATCAAAAAAACAAGCCCATTTAGCTTCTAACATTGATCTAAATTCTATACCATTATAAATGGTTTCTTTTGGTGTTATATTATATTTCATAATTTATTTATTTTTAAGTAGTCAATATTTGAAAATTTATAGCCTTCGTAATCGACTATTTTTTGAACTGCATGATAAATTGAATCAGCAATTACATTAAACTTTCTGCCAGTTGGGGATTTGATAAAGTATTTTTTCATGATTTAATTAAATAAAAAAACCCCTAATATTCATAGCCCTACCACAGGCTTTTGAATAAAAGAGGTTGTTTTTAAATATTGTCATTAGTGGTAGAATTTATGCAAATATAACTATTATTTTTTAATATACAAATTTTGTGTTATATAATCAACAAATATTATAATTATGTTTATAATAAACCACAATTTACTATATTTGTAAAATTATGGCGGGAAATAAACCAACTTTAAAACAAAAGATAGTCAGGGAATATATTAAAAAGTTTCCTAGAATATCAAACTATGCACTGGCAAATAAGATACTAAAAGAAAATCCTTTACAATTTAGCACGCTTGAAAATATTCGTACTATGATAAGATATGTTACTGGTAGTAATGGCGGTGAAAAAAATAAAGACGTAAAAGATAAATCATTATTTAGACCTGCCAGAGCTTCAAATGATTATCTATTGCCACAAAGCTATGCAAATGATTTTACACCGTATGAAATAAAGCAAAGCCGTATTTTAATTATTAGTGATTTACATTTTCCGTATCAAAACAACGAGGCTATCATATTGGCATTAGATTATGGTAAAGAGAAAAAAGTTGATTGTATCATTTTAAACGGGGACGTAACGGATTTCACAAACATCAGCCGTCATGAGCGCAGTTGGAAGTCACGAAGTATTGCTGAAGAGTTTGAAGCTGTTAGGGTATTTTTAAAATCATTACGTTTGCATTTTCCTAAAACCAAAATAGTATGGAAGTTAGGCAATCATGAGGAAAGATGGGAAAAGTTTTTATATAACAAAGCACCCGAAATCTTTGATGTAAACGACTTTCAACTTGAAGTATTATTAAAATTAGGTGAACTTAAAATTGAAATAATTAAAGATAAGCGACCAATAATTTTAGGTAAATTAACGGTCCTACATGGTCATGAATTAATGGGAATGGGTGGCGTTAATCCTGCAAGGGCTACATTTACCAAAACAATGGAAGATACGCTAGTAGGCCATTATCATAGGACAAGTTCACACTCAGAACCAACAATGAATAATAGAGTAATTATGGTACATTCAACAGGTTGTTTATGCGAAATGAATCCAATGTTTATGCCAATCAATAAATGGAATTTAGGTTTTGCCTACGTTGATTTAAACATTATAACTGGTGACTACGTTTTAGAGAATAAAAAAATAATTAAAGGTAAAATATATTAAATGATATTTAAGTTCCTTATATACGACATCCACGAAATCCAAAAGCATAACGAATATGGCGAGTTATATACTGAGCCAATAAACAACGAATGGCAAAAGTTTCACATGGTCCTGAATGTTAATCATATTGAAATAACATCTTTTAGATCATACATTTTATTTGATTCAGACCACAACCCAACCCCTTGCACAAAGGTATTTTTAAGTGACAACTCATTTGTCTTTGCTGCCAACAAATTAGAAACCTTTGCACTTAACTATTTAAACGATTACGTGCCATTATTTAAAGCCACATCCTCTAATTAAGATAGCTATTGTTAGCTCAATGTAGGTAAAATCCTCCTGTGGTTTCTTTAAATGTTAAAATTTGTTAAAATTTATATTTACCTATTGTTTACTTAAAATAAGTGTATACATTTGTACACACATAACAATAATTATAAATATGACAAAGCAACCCAAAACAAAAGTTTATCCAATTCGTTTAGAAACGCAATTATTAAACGAGGCGCATCAATTTATTGAGCCTTCAGAATTAAGATTAAAAATTAAAAAGAAAATTAATAACTACTTAAAAACAATCAAATGATACACCTACTAATCGAACTAACATTAATAATCGGAGTTTTATCAATCACTAAAACAATTTACAAAGAATGGAAGTCGCAACAATAATCAAAGCCCAATGGTGGGACAATTTTAATTTTGAACTTTATATTAACTATTTAATCGCTAAACATGAAAGAAGCACATCAGGAATTTAAAAGCGCAAACGTAACGACTAAGTTACGCAAGCTGCAAAGTATTGAGGACCGTTTAATTAGTGAAAAGTTAGGTAGTGAATGCTTATTATTTACAGAATGGATGTATGGCACACACGAACTACTTGGAACTACACCGCCAAAGAATGCGCAATATGAATTATTAAAGGCAAATGAAATACAGCATAAATTAGACGAAGTAATTAACTATATAATGCAAGGATTTATAATTAAAGATGCAATTAGATTAGCTGGTTACTACAGCACGCCATTTTATAAATTGCTTAATGATAAACAAGCTGCTCAGTTACAAAGTGCTAAAAGAAAATATAACGATAATAAAAATTAACAACTAAAAACATGAAAATTAACAAAAAGATTAAAATAAAAGGTTGCGCCTGCTACGGTGTTAATTCTATACACCCTTGCTTTTGCAGTTTTTATGTGAATAAAACAATTGAAAAAAAAAATAAACTTAAAGAAAAACTAACAACTAAAAACAAATAAAAATGGAAAAAATGAATTTAAATGATGCAATAAATAGAGTTTGTGTAGAAATTATAAATGATAAAAGTTACAGAATTGGTTGGGAAGCTAATATTGCTATGGCTTTTAAAGATGCGTTTTATTTTTCAGGTCATAAGCATGACAATGAAATTGTGCATGAAGTTGCTAATAAAGCTGCTGCTAATTTTCTTGACCAATTAATTAGCAAAGATGCGGAAAATGACCAAACACCAAGCAAACAAGACTAATGAAAGCAACAACAGATTATATTGAAGTAGCAGAAAAACTTTATAAATATGTAAACCCAACATCAAAAATGAATTGTCCTAATAGTGTTTATATAACAACTGAAAAATGGTATAATGAATGGTTAAATACTGATACAGACTTAAATTTATTTGATTGGTGTATAAAATTTAAAAACAAACAAGATTAACAACTAAAAACAAATAACTATGGAAAGAATGAAATATATAAAAGTGGGAGATTACAATAGTATAATTATATTCCCAATGATAATTGAACATTCAAAGTTTAAATACCTCAACCCAACAACTGCTGGTTTTTGCTATATATCAGAAGATAAGGTTGAGTGCTTTGGAAATTCTATTTCTCTTGGCTTAAAAGCAGATGAGAAAGAAGATACTATTCTAGCAACAAAACAATATTGTGGAGTAGATGCTATGCTTAAACTTGATGAATTAATTAACAACTAAAAACAAACAAGACTAATATGACAAATAACAATTTTTTATACCTTATGGTAGCAGTATTTTTTTGTGGGACAACCTTTTTTTTTAAAGATAAAAGTTATGATTTAGAAAAACAAAATAAACAATTAAGGGATTCTATAAAGATACATCAACAAATAAAAAAGGCTAAGATAGGTCGTCTTAGCCTTTAGTTTTTAGCAACATTCTTTATATAGCTTTTTGTAAGCTATTAAGTCAGCTACCTTTGTGTATTAAGGATGTGTAAAAATAGAAATAAATAATGAAAAAAACAAAATGTAATCCTTATAATGTTGATATAACAGTAAGTGATATGCACCAAATAGCTAAATTCTTTAAAATAGTTAAGAATTACATTAAAATAAAATTAATAACAACTAAAAACAAATAAAAATGGAACAAAAAAATAATTTTGAAATTAAGAATAATAGTGGCTCTTTGTTTAAAAATAACAAAACAAAAGAAACTCAACCCGATTATCGTGGTAAGGTAAAAGTAAACGACAAAGAAATGGAAATATCATTATGGTTTAAAGAAAGCCAAACAGGCACAAAGTATTTCAGCGCATCATTTCAAGAGCCATTTGTTAAACCAACGACTACTGAGCCAAAAGTGAATATTGTTGATGATAGCGGATTACCTTTTTAGTTTATAACGTTTTGCAGCTTTATTTAGTGGCGGATTTGGAACACGAAATTAACTTAACAGATAAAAGATAATATGAAAAAACAAACTTCAAAAAAAGCACCAAAACCGCCGTTGAATAAAGGTGATGTTATAAGCCGTTTTAAATCTAACTCTAAAAAAGTAGTGATTACCGAAACTGAATTAAGGGGCTTAATTTTTTGGGCATCTACTGGAATAGAAATAATGAATGGAGGAAGCTATTATTCAACGGTGGAATTTATAAACGACAATTATAATTTGATGCAGAACGATAAGGCTAAGTACAAAAAATTAAGTTTTGGAACACGCCTTAAAAATGGCTTATAACGGATGGGTATTGCCGAAGTGCGGGATTAGATGCACAAATGTTGAATTAACCACAAAAGATAATTAGATGAACGAAGCTGAATTAAACCACAAAGCCCCGCATTTTGGCAATACCATGTTACCAGCAGTGCCTTTATCGGAAGCCCATTTGGAGGACTGTATAAATTCATTAAAACGCTTTAACGACAAGCATTTTGATATAGCAGTAGTAGACCCACCTTATGGAATAGGAGCGAATAAAATGCAACTTGGCAACGGCAAGAAGAGGATTTACAGAGGGGAAGCCGATTGGGATAATGCAATACCTACTGCTGAATATTGGGAGCAGTTATTTAGAGTATCTAAAAATCAAATTGTGTGGGGCGGAAATTATATGACTGAATACCTTAAGCCGACAGGGGCTTGGTTATTTTGGGATAAAGGAACAGGCGAAAACGACTTTGCGGATGGTGAATTAGCGTGGACAAGTTACGGTGGGGCATTACGCAAAATAACCAAGAGCTGGGTTGGAGCAAATGCAAAGGATGGATTGGAACGAATACACCCTACACAGAAGCCGATATATTTGTATGAGTGGATATTTAAACGATTTGCGAAGGAAGGCGATTTGATTTTAGATACTCATTTAGGAAGCGGAAGCAGTAGGATTGCAGCACATAAAGCCAAGTTGCATTTTATTGGCTACGAAATAGACAAGGGCTACTATGACAAACAAGAAAAGCGTTTTAATGAATTTGTTTCACAGTTGCGAATGTTCTAACGGAGGATGCACTGGCATTGCTGGTAACTACTTGCTATAAGCCATAAATGTATCTCAAATATGAAACAACTAACTAAAATTAAGACAATTAGATTTTCAGAAACACAAATGAATAGTTTAAATATTTTAGAAAATTATGGAGTAAATGTTAATCACTTTATTCGCTTGGCAGTAAAAGAAAAACTACAAAAAGACTGGAAATCAATTAAAGAAAAAAAAGAAAAAATAATTTTGCCATTCTAAATAATTAATTATATATTTGCAGACGCTAGTAAATTTGAGGGAATTTACACCAATAGCATAACTTTATAAAACGGCTGCCCTCTATCCCTCATAGTTGGCAGCTTTTTTTTTAAACAAAATGAAAAATCTAGAAAAATTTACCAAAGAAATGATTGAAGGTTTTATACTCGGAAATCAAAGCAGTTATGAACGTGGGGATGTAATTGATCCGCAAAAGGAATTAACCTTTATTGTAACCGACAGCGGAAACAAGTTTCACGTTAAAGCCATTTGGATTAAAGGAGTTACACGGTATCCACTTGTCAACCCTATGACAGACTTGGACGATGTACACCACTTTAACGATTACTATTTCTCAATCAGTAAAACGGATACAATTGTTAAAGCTAGTGACGAAATACACGAAGCCTTAGATTATGTAAACTTAAACCAATTTTTAAATTATTAATTATGAAGACAACAATCAACACCAAATTATTAGAGTTTCAAAAGAAAATCGGAATAATAAAAAAGGATAGCAAAAATCCACACTTTAAAAATACATACGCTAGTTTAACTCAAATACTAGGCGAAGTAAAACCATTACTTACTGAATGCGGATTGATATTAATACAGCCGATTAGTTTAGAGGGTGTGGGAACTACAATAATTGACTTTGAAACTGGCGAGAAAATAGAAACTATTATTAGTTTGCCTACCAATTTAAGTCCTCAGCAGTTAGGAAGTGCCATTACTTATTTTCGCAGGTACACTTTAGCAAGTTTATTATCTTTAGAGATTGATGATGATGATGCACAAAGTACCGTTATTAAGCCACAAACTAACTTTGAGGATGCCAAAAGTAAATTGATAGTAGTTAGCACATTGGCAGAATTACAAAGCGTGTACATGGCTTTAAATCCAAATGAGAAAGCAAATAAAGAAGTAATTGAATTAAAAGATAAATTAAAAGCAACACTTAAATAACATGGAAAATATAATAAAGAAAATAGAGGAATACCAAGCAGAACACAAATTAAGATACGATGCTGCAATGGCTAAACCATTCAACGACATAGTATTTGAACTTGCTGGCGTAATAGGAGCGTATCAATCACAATTAGAAATGATTAAAATTGAACTACAATGGCAAATAAAGAAATAATAACCGAAAAAGAGTTGTTGGAATTGGCCAACCGATACATACAACTTCAGCAGGAATACGAGGAATACGTTACATCTGCATATCAAATTA